TGGCTTCTGGGGACTTGGATGTAACCTGTAATAGTGCCGTGTTCGTCCGCTTTAACACTGATTGTGGTCGCGTCAAGATTCCATAACTCCCTGGGCTTGCCGTCCGCGCCATAAACCACCTCAAGGAATGCGTTGCCGAATACATAAACGTCGCGGGCGATATCGTCCAGTATCTCAAGGAGCGTGTCGTTTGGGTTGCAGCCGTCAAAAAAGGACTGAAGCATTTCTGCGTTTTTTGGATCGGCATTCGGTTTGGCAGGTGCCAGGCCGTAGCCTCGGGCCGTAACCGCCTTGCAGATGACGCCCACCACAGCGCGGACCCAGGAGGTCTGCTCATACATCTGGTTGAAAATCTCAAAATCTATGTCCGGCAGTATGCCCTCGGCTGAGGACGGCAGGCCGGTAACATACGAGATTATCTGCTTGGACGATTTTTCGACCTCGGCCCGGATCAGACCGCCGAACAACGCATTTATCAGCCGTTCCCTTATCCCCATAAGCTGTCTCCCTTTGAAATCCCAGCGGAGTGCCGGAACCGCCCCGACCCCTTGAGTGTGGGACACTCAAAGCTCTCTCTTGAGCCCTCCTCCGCATCTATCCACCATTTTAGGTCGCACTTCTTGGGATAACTGCTGCGCCAGTTAAACGGCGATTCCTTGAGCAGCGCCTTCCTGAGTTTGTGCGAGCATAGGAATTTGCAGTATCTGAACTGAAAGCCCGAGATCTTGGTCAGCCCAATGCTGCGGGTGAAGCCGTTGGCTCTGGTCCCATAGCGGGTTATCAAAAACCTGGGATGGACAACCTCGCCGTCTGCTGTGCAGTAAAACTGGCTTTTGATAAAGCCGCCGTAAAGCCAGTTCGCCGACTGGTAAACGTAACCGGGCTTGCCTCGGAGTCCGTCAGCCCAACTGAACAAAACATGGACACAGGGGAAGTCCTGCTTTATATGCAGGCAGCACAACTTCAAAAACATGCTTTCAGTATTGCGGGGCATCTCGTCCAGCACGCAGAATCTGTTCAACTCCAGATAATTATTCACTCCGAGCGAGGGGAACAGCCTGCGTATGGTATGCATGGGCCGAGTGCCAAAACCCCAGAGCGCAACGCCGACCAGTTTCTCGCCATTAAACAGGCCGTAGGTTATCTTCGTTATGGGCGGACAGATGACGGCGTAATGATGCGCCGCAACAAACTCCCGGCCCGTTATATTGCTGATGGGCGTTATGGATAAAGCGGTGTCGCTCGTTTTAGAGATAGTCATTGTATCTGCTCTGTCCAAAATCCGAGACATACTTGATATTCGGCGCTACTTTCTTCTTCCGTACGACTTCAAGTGCAAGCCAGAGTGCGTCCAACAAATCATCATCGCCCACTGGGAAGTGCAACAGTTCTTCCTCAAGTTCCGGCAAAGTGTCCGGCAGACGGATTGCCCTATTTTCAAAAAGCAGCGCCATCCCTCTTATGCGCCTTTGTTTATCGCCCTGCGTGTGGAGTCCCTTTATGTGGAGCTTCGACGTTTCTTCATCTACCTGTAAAAACTGAAGCATCGACTGCTGGTAGGCGTTGTTCTCAATGCCCATTTCGGTAGGCTCATAGAACTTGTAGAGCCATTTGATGGTTTTGACCTGCTCCGGGAATTGTATGCTGTCCTTATGCGCCGCCAGAATATAGGCGGCTTTTTCACCCTTTGGAATGCCCAAGACCACATAGGCGAACTTGGAATGGGCTTCCGTACTGCCGGTGGCCAGATCCACGCCGATGTAAATATTCATGTCCTTCGGTTTTTCAGTGTAGCGGCAGGCGGTGAGCCATTCGATCCTGAAATCAGAGCCTTCCAACCCGGCGACATCGTTTAACATCTGCGTCCGATAGGCCAGGCTGCCCATGTTGGCTTTATATCTATCCAGGATGTCAGCCGGCCACTTCTCAGGGAATAGTATCTTCCGATTGCCGTTTTCATCGGTCCATTCCGCCCGCTGCTCTATTATGCGCCAGTTCTTGAAGCCGGGGTCGGACATGATGTGTCCAGCCAAGTCGTCTTTATGCCAGCGGGTCATACAAACTATCAGCTGGCCGGACGGCTCCAAAATCGGCATAACCGTTTGCTGGAACCAGGTGATGATCTTCTTGCGCTGGTGCGGGGTCTGGCTGTTCTTTTCGCTGTGCGGGTCGTCTATTACTACCAGGTCGGCATGCTGGCTTACTATGGTGCCCAAAACGCCCGCTGCGGAGATACTGGGCTCTTTTAAGACCTTATCCCGTGGAATCAGTATCTTCTCGGCTGTCCACATGCTGCTCAGGGTGTCCCAGTGGCCGTAGAGTTCCTGGAACTTCTCGCTGGAGATATGTGCCTTGATGGTTTGCAGGATGTCCTTGGCATTACCCAGTACCTCGTTTAAAATAGAGATGCGCAGGTTCCGGTCCTGTGTAAGCCGCCACAGGGAATAGCCCACCGTGACAGCCGAGGTCTTTAGGTGCCCCCGGGGGCTCAAGAGCAGGATGAACCGGTGGTCCAGCAGTTCTTTATACCAGCCCAGGTGCAGATTGCTGATGTCATGATAGCCCAATACGTCTCGCGCAAAGCCAAAGAGGTCAAATAGCTTCTGCTGGATGCTTTGGCTGTCCAGGTGGGGGAATGGCCCTTGATTGAGAATCTGTTTGCTCATAGGAACCGTTTTGTCGCAAAAAATTTAGAAGTCCCGATGAAACCAGACTGACGCAAAATACGCAAAAGGGGAGCGTGCTGCGTTTCGGCCTCAAAATTCACGCTATTTTTTCCATGTCCTGCCATCTTCATTCCTCGTCGGTAGAACCTGACATAATGTGGCATTATGTCTAGTGAATACTGCGCCTTTCCGCGCATTCACCCGCCACTTTCGCCTTCCGGCGGCGCACTTGCTCCCTCGCCCGGATCGGTTTCCAAAGCGTCGGCTTTGGCCTCGGCCAGGTTAGCTTCCGGCACCGAGTCAACTGCGGCGACTTCAACTACTTCACCTTTGATGAAGCGACCGAACCTCAAAATGGTTTCGTCGGTGAAGTTGATTAAAGACCCGCGTGAACTTGAGACTGAGGTGGTCATGAGTGATTTAAGTTTTACGGCGGCTTCGAGCATAGCTGCTATTTCCTTCGGGGCAGCAGACGCGGATTTGTTTATGCCCTGTCGCAGGTTAGCCTCGACAAACCGCCAGAATATGCGTTCACGACGTTCCGAGTTCCGGTCCTTGATCCCTTGCTTCATCTGTGCAGCTGCCTGAGGCGGCGTTCTGGCGCTATCGGCGCAGCGTAGAACCGAAGTCCGGGGCCAGCCTAATTCTTTCGAGATGGCAGATGCGCTCTCGCCGTTAGCCAGTCTTGCCGCGACCTGGTTGATTTCTTCCTGCGGATATTTCGGTTTTCGGCCTTTCACTGTTCAATCTCCTGTATCCAGTTTTCTTTCAACTGCTTCCTGTTCCGGCGCTCATACTCACGATGATATTTGCGTTCATAGTCTCTGCGCCATGCACGTCCGCACTTCGTGTGGAACCGCTGATTCGCATATGTTGGCGTAAACGGCTCGTTGCAGTATTTGCAAAATTTGACTCTATACATTTTGGTTGGTTTCCTCCTTAAAGTCCATAAAACTGTTTAAACTGTTTATGCGGCGTTTGTCTGTTTTACGTCGAGAACATTGGATGTGCCGTCCGACTTGTGAATCCGGTAAACTCCGGCGCGAAGATGTTCCCAGACTTCTGCCAGCGGCCAGACCGAGAATGTTTTATTGCGCCGGACTGCCACCGCGCCCGATGTTACCTGGATGAACCGCACTTCGTTCGGCTGCTTTATCGCGACAATATCAAACGCGCCGAATAGATCGCGTGCGCAAAATACGATGCCCCGGCCCGGTATCCAACCCGGCTTGCCAAAACTGCGCTCTACCAGATACCCTTGCGCTTTGAGGTAGTCTGCGACTTTCTTCTCATGCATGTTGCCCTTAGCCCGATTGTTCATAGTGCCTCACTCAAAAAAGTGCTGAAAAAACAAGCAAAGTGCTGGATGTGCTGTATCTTCCGGTTAAGGCCCTTACGTGCGCGCGTTATACGCGCGCGTAACGGCTGTAATGGGCAAGCCCTCCACATCCTCCACTTTGTCGGGGGAACAATGGTTTTTCCCTAGCGCAGTTTCCTGGACTTCCATAGATGGGACAGGAACAAAGTCCAGAAGGCCTCTCTGGCCTAAATAGACGATTCCTTCGGCCAGGACATCAGCTAAGGCGTCCAGGCGTTCTTCGGGCAGCATTTCTTTTGGGTCCAAATTAATACAGTTATTTTTCATAGGCCTCCTGAAGTAAATGCCTGCTTTTCGTTCCCGTGTTATGCTTTTTGGGAAGTGGTATAATTTATACGAAGAACATTCGGCGGATCGGAGATAAACTATGAGCACTATTGAAAAAAATGCAGACAAATCCACTACTCAACGCCATAATAAGATACGTTCGATTGAAATTTCCGGTGGTTTTTTGGATGGGACAAAACTTGAATTTGTCGAAGGCCTCAATTGCATTATCGGTGGTCGTGGTACAGGAAAAACGACTGTGCTGGAATTTCTGCGGTATGCCCTTAACGCTCTACCGGATAGTGTGCAAGCTCCAAACCAATACAAGCAAATTACAAAGTTAGTTGAAGGAAACCTGGGAACAGGTAATTTACGTGTAACTGTGGAAACAAAGGAAGGCCTCCAGTATGTCATACAGAAGGAAAAAGACACAGCTGGAGAATTCGACATTTTCGATGAGCAAGAGGAAATAGCAGAGGTTTCCCCAGAAAATGCGATTGACATTAATGTCTACAGTCAGAATGAAATTGAAGAAATTGCGAATACACCACATTTCCAACTAAACCTCATAGATAAATTTGTTAAACGCGAAATTTCAGATTCGCAGAATGAACTGCGCTCCGTAAGAAGAGACTTGGGCCACAACTCCAGCGAACTTATCAAGTTGAAAGGAGAGATATTGGATCTCTCACAAGGGCAATCTGAAGTCAAGCTTTTAGAGGCAAAATTAAAAAAACTCCTGCCAACAGCAGGAGCGGCAACTAAAGAGTTGCAACCAGAAATAACCAAGAAAGCGTTTCGTGATAAAGAAAAACGTTTTATAACGCAACTTCCTAACTATCTCGGTGGGATAGCAACCGAGCTCGATAATATTCTCGCGCCTTTTGGGATAAAAGCTGATACGGTTTCGCGCTACTTCAGTTCAGAACTTGCTACTGGTGAAAATGCAGCGCTATTTATAGAGTTGCAGAAGAAATTCTCAGTATGTGCTGATGAGGTTAAGAAAAGCTTAAATTTGTCATCTACTGCCCTTAAAAAAATGCAGACAGCTGCTAACGAAGCAATCCCTATTCTTGAAAAAGCACATCAGACTCAGGACCAAAACTACCAGGCGCTTCTAAAAAAACACGAGACGGAAAAAGGGCAGGCTCAAGAACAAACTCTGTTGCAGCGGCGGTTAAATGAATTAACGGAAAAAGCGCGAGAAATTAAAGAGAAAAAAGTTGTTTTAACAGCAAAAGTCGACCAACGAAAAAAACTACTTGAAAAACTTTCTGAATTACGCGACACACGCTGGAAGTATCGGCAACAAGTAGCCAAGACTTTAACTGAGCAACTTAAACCAGAGATAAGAGTCGAGGTCGAAGCATGCGGAGATCGCACTCCATATATGGAATTGCTGAAAGAATGCTTGAAAGGAACAGGCGCATGGTATACGGCTCTCGCCGAGAAAATAGCATCCATAATCTCTCCCAGTGATTTCACGGATTTAGTGCAGAATAATAATGTCGAGGGATTGATTACGCGGCTGGAAATCAATGGTGACAAAGCCAATTGGCTTGTCTCTAAATTAAGGGACACGGATCGAATTTACGAAATTCAGATTGTAGATGTTGAAGACAAACCGAGCATTCAACTTTTGGACGGAGATTATAAAGATGCAAGCGCGTTGTCCATTGGACAGAAATGCACAACTATATTGCCGATACTTTTATTGGGCAGCCCAAATCCACTCCTAGTTGACCAACCTGAGGACAATCTGGACAATAATTTTATATATGAAGCCGTAGTCAAACGAATAATTGCCGCCAAAAAAGAAAGGCAGATGATTTTTGTGACACATAATCCGAACATCCCAGTTTTAGGAGGGGCAACGCGCGTGTTTGTGCTCAAGTCTGATGGCAGAAAGTCATCAGTTGCCGCCAGTGGCACTGTTGATGAAGTGCGCACAGATATTGAGAAATTTCTAGAAGGTGGACGAGAAGCGTTCACGAAACGGAAAGAAATTTATGGAATCAAATAACCCTTCAAAAAACGGTTTTAAACTCGCTAGATTATCTCAACTGGTTATCTCAGGTAACTGGGGCGACCGTCGGCAAGCGGTAAAGGATATAACCGATCTCATCTCCGCCCAGGGGCAGATGACCGCTTCTAAGGATAAGATAGAAAGTTATCTCGATAAATTATCGAAAGACGCAAAATGGGAAGTCAGAAATGATGTCGCACTGGCTATGCTCCGACTAAAAGGCTGGCACTGCTTTGATGGTATTCTTGCACGCTTATCAAAAGACGACCATTATGATGTGCGCCGGTCAGCCGAACAGATTCTGAAACGAAGTCGCCAAAAAGTTGACGCAGGATTATGGGATGAAGATTTAACGCTTGCTCATGAAGAATATGAGCAGTCGTTGCGGAAGATTCTTCCCGCAAAAGTTGTTAACGCTGCCCTCAAATTGTCGCAGAAAAGATTTGAGTTATTCATTAAAACATCCAATCACGAACTTAAAGGCGTGCTAACAACATTACACTCTAGAATCCTGAAAGCGAAAGCACTTGTGCTGGGCAGACAATCCAAGAAACTTAAAGAACATCTCTGTAAAGCAGAAGAGAGAAGTGACTTTTTAACTCGGCTGTTGGATAACATGGAGAGTTGGATTGTCGATTCACCCCCAAATTTCACACGTGAGAATCTGAACGATGTGGTTGCGGAGGCGCTTTCGCTTGCACAAGATTATTTTGAGGAAAGACGACCCTCCATGAAAATTGAAACAACGATAAAGATACCTTCCGAAATTTATGTTGATATTCCTCGGGTTCGGATTCTCCAAGCATTTCGCAACATCATACTGAATGCTTACGAGGCTTTAGACAAGTCAGGTGCAATCGGGATTTGCGGGGAAATAAGGGGGGGAGATGCCTTCTTGACTTTTGAGGATAATGGATGTGGCATATCAGAAGAAACTCGTAAAGTTGCTTTTCTTCCCTTTACATCAACTAAAAACAGTACAGGATTCGGTCTGCCTATTTCCCGTAAGATTATTCATGAAGATTGTGGTGGCGACATTAGTTTCTCCGATGAACCCAGGAAAGGAACGATTGTTTTAGTGTCATTACCTTTAGAGAGAGAGACTTCAGTTTCCAAATCATGAAAGGCAAGCACATTGTTTTAGCAATCGATGATGACCCTAGCATCCTGGACGACCTTGATGATTCTATCCGCTCACTCGGTCACACAACTATCAAAGCGCCGAATCAGGCTGAAGCACTGCAGATTCTACAGACAAACCGACCTTGCTTAATCCTTTTGGATTTAGCCTTAAAGATAGACAATCGATCCGCCCAGTCCGTGATACAAGTCGGGTTTAATCTCCTAGCCCAAATTCGTGAGAAATTTACCAAGGATGAGTTGGCAGTTATTCTCATCACAGCTCATAAGGGGGGACAATGACGATCTCGGGATTCGTGCACTACGAGATGGTGCCAACGACTTGGTGAAGAAGCCGTTCACTGATGGCGAGTTGGAAATGCGTATAGGATATTGGCTTGCTCGGTGCAGAGTCCATAACACTCTCCTACATGCCAAGCTTGATGGATCAACAGTTCTGTCCGATATGAAGCAACAATCGCCGACAGGACCATTTTATCTAAAATTCACTTGGGGCAAAAAAGAGCCAGAAAAACTTACCATTGATGAATATCATGATGCACTCTCGGCTACAGAAATAAAAAAATACGAGCTTGTGGTGGATATTGCGGGTAACAGGGCATGGCGCAATGGAAAACAAATAAAGAGTATGGCAAACAAGGGCGAGAAGGGACGAGAAAAAGGTCTCTCTACCAAAGGACTCAAGCTTATAGCTGCATATATGCGTCTGCCTAATACGCCGATTCGCCCTTCCAAGCTTGGCCCATACGATTGTTTTAATGGCGGGTCCGGCGGAGAAGAAAGTGCGCGATCGATGTTGCTTAAGATGCGAAAAACGCTCTGCTTAAATTTCGTGCTTCCTATGACTAATAATCCAACAGGTAATCCAGGAGACGGTCTCTATTCTTTCAGTGCCACGTGCAAGTATCTGCTAATTACTCCAGACGAAAATTCATAGCATCTAACTCCTTATTCGCCTCTCGTGCCGCCTGGCCTATAAAGCCGGGCGGTTTCTTTTTTCCATCAACTGGCGGGTAAATCCGGGTAAATCTAGGTAAATGAATGATCTCTTGGCAGATAAATCGTATCTGCGAAAATAGTATTGGGAAGGCAAAGACTATCCCGAAACTACAAAGCCAAGGAGGCTATTTATGCAGAACGCATCCACCGACATTCGAGACTGGCGTTGCCACGCCTGTGGCAAGTTACTCGGTAAACGACAAGGGAACCAGATACATATTCAGTATAAGCACGGGGTTCACTATATAGTAGACACAAAAATTACAGGTAAGTGCCCTTGTGGAGCTTTAAACGCAGAACAACCAGTAAAGACAGTATCGCAGCAGAAGCTGTAAACAGCGACGCAAGTCGCTGAAAAATAAGCCTTAAAGGAGGTGCTAGACGCCCGGCCATCACGGGAGGGCGTCATGTACCAAAAACAATGCGGAAATGAACCTGTCAGCGAAGGAGACGAGCAAACCAAGGAGAATGACCTCGAAGTAAAATGGAATAAGGAATATCTCCTCAAAGGACTATCAGAGGAAGCGAGGACCCCGCAATTCAGTAAAGCCTACCAACAGTTGTGCGCCCGGCATCCTGCGCTGGCACATTACACGACCCCAGCGTTATTTATTGGCACACTTCATGCCAAGTCTGGCGACTATGCCGAGAAAGACCGAGTCCTTCATGCGGTCATTTCGGCGATACAGAACGAACCTGCGCTGCAACAGTGCGGATTAATTCTGATGTCACTTGCTATGTGGCCAGCGCTGGAGCATTCCTACTATAAACTCATCCACCTATCACCCTGCGTGCCAGACCTATTCGCGGCAATCCATGGGTATTTTTTGGATGAAATATTGGACTTCAATCCGGCCAAGTTATCCAAAATCGCCATCAATCTACAACTCAACGTCAAGAAACGAGTCTGGCAAGCTGTCACAAAGGAAGCCCAATACCAAGACCGCGCCCGAGCCTATGTTGCCCTGGACGCAGATCTTGACCAGGTTCTGGACGACCCACGCAGGAACAGACTATTCCAACTCAGAGAATTGCTCGACCAAATCCCTGAGGATGCTGTGAAGCACTGCATGCGGGGCGCAAATAAAGTCAAACCACATGTTCTCAGCGAGCCCGACCAAACGGTTTTAGACGAGGCACTCCATAACTTCGTAGAGCAGGGAGTTCTATCTAATGAGGAATACCGTCTAATCGCCGATCACATACTGCGCGGAATGGAACTCCAGAAAATCGCCCGCCACATGGGAATCCGAAGCAATGCTGTCCGGGCTCGGTTTTTTCGCATCAGGGCAAAGCTACGGCCCTATGTGGAAAGCGAATAATGTAACGCCAGGCAGGTTTAAGGGCATTTCATATGAGAGAGGTTCTAAACATGGAAAACACTGACATCAAAAAAGTGCTGGACGCCACATTCTCCGAGATAGCTATGGTTCTCAGCGGTATTTTCGTGGTCCATAATGTTGCGGACGAGACTGTCTGGCAAATCATGAAGCACTTGGATATTACCCACGAAAATACTTTATCGAAGCTCGATGACATGCGCTCTGAAGCCAACAAACCGAACCAATCCCGCCATTCATGCGAACACCATCCGGCGGTCTCGGCATTCCTTCTCAAGCTTAAGCGGCGTGGGTGAACATATCGCGGGTGAAGAGTGCTTCACAATTGAACGTCTATTAACAAAGGAAAAACCATGAAACTACCCAAGCCAAAATACACAGTGACTGATGCCAGCCACAAGTACAGCATTCTACTCCCCAGTGGCGAGACGATCGGGCCGCTTAAATCCGTGACTGGCATTCTAAACGTGCTGGCAAAAGACGCGTTGATCGGCTGGGCTGCAAAAGAATCCGCGAATTTCTTTAAGACCGAAATTCTCCGCATGGGCCGCGCGGCGCTCGACCCGGCGATGCTTGAGCAGATCGCAAAGGACGCTGCGGGCGCGCACCGTCGCATGGCCAAGGATGCCGCCGACTTGGGGTCAAAGTGCCATGACGCCTTTGAGGCCATCATCCTCGGCCGCGAGCCGGAAGGGCACCCCAAAGAACTCAATGAGCCAGTCGCAGCTTTTAAGACTTACCGCCTCCAATCAGATATCGAGGTTGTCGCCACAGAGGTCGCCGTCGCCAGCGCCAAACACCGTTATGGCGGCCGCCTGGACTTCCTGGGCTACTCAACTGCTCGTGGCGGTTGGGGTATAGGGGATCTGAAAACTAGCAGTGGGTTCTATGGTTCGGAGTATGCCTATCAGGTCGCG